TTGTGTGAGTTTGATGCAAAGATTGTGATGAAGCAGCATTTTCTATCTGCTCTTGTGTCATATAGTTAAACCCTGCACCCAAAACATTTGTCTGTCCGTTTAGTCTTGCTATTCCTCCACGAAGAAGTGCAAAGAATTTAATAGCATTTGCAACACCATTTGCAAGTAAACCAAAGGTCATCAAAAGAACTGGACCAAGGCCTGCAACTACTCCAACAATAACTGCAATAACCTTTTTAGTCTGATCACTTAGTCCATTAAACTTTTCAAATAGTGATCCAAAAAATTTAACAACTGGAGTTAGCGCTTCTAAGAATATTTTTCCTAGTGGCATAATCTCTTGCTTAAATTGTTCTACCGCTGCCTGGAATTTTACACCTACGGAATCTTCAATTTTTTTCATTTCTCGCTCAGAGAGAATTGCTAATTCTTCTATTGATGCTCCTGCTAAACCAAGTGCTCTAGATGCCTGAGTACCATCTTTTGTAACATTTTGGAATAATGTTGATAGACGTGCAAACTGGAATTTACCAAACATCTGCTCAATTGCACGTGCACGGTTAAGTGGATCCAATTTATCAAGTGCTTGTGCAAAACCAACAACAGTTGCTTTGATATCTCCACTGTTTTGATCAACAATTGACTTAATGTTAATGCCCAAGTTTCCAAGAAACTTTGCTGCCTTATCAGATGGATTAATTAAAGATGCGAGACCAGACTTTAGTGCGTTAGCGCCTTCTGATGCATTGATTCCGCCTTCTTTCATTGCAGTCATAAAGAATGCAAGATCTTCTACAGATCCACCAAGTTGTTTAATTACTGGCGCTGCTTTTGGAATAGCAACTGTTAAATCTTCAATCGATAAAAGTGTCTGGTTTTCTACTGCGTTAAGAAAATCAATTTTCTTTGCAAGTTCTTCACTTGAAAGACCAAAAGCACTCTGTAAAGAAATAGTTGTTTCAAGTGCTTGCTGTTGTTCAACTTGACCAAGAACTGATAACTTTGTTGCTGTTTCAACTTGAGCATTTAATGCTGCTCCTGTAAAACCTGCTGCAGCAGCAGTTGCTGCCATTTCAACAGTCTTTGTTACAGAAACGCCATACTTTGTATATTCGCTTGCTAATCTTCTAATATTATTAACTGCTGCATCTGTTTCTGAATCATTAGTAAATGCGTCTCCATAAACACGCTTAAACTTTACGATCTCTGCTTCAAGTTCTCTGAATGTCTTTGCAGCCATACCACCAAATAATGCAAGTGGCATTGTAAGACCAACCATTAACTGACGACCAGCCCACTGAGTATTCTTACCGAAGTTCAGGAGTTGTGTAGATCCCTGCTTAAGTAACTGATTTAAGAACTGCTGTCTTTGTGCAGCATACTGAATTCTTGTTCCAAGTTCAGTAAATTTACCATTTGCCATCGCAAGACTTTTTGGCATAATCTTAATTGCATCCATAAATCCAGCATTGGACTTATTCATTTGGATGTATTGTGCCTGTAAAGCCTTTACTCTGTCTCGGCGAGCACGGTTTATAATTTCTCTTTCTGCTGCAAAGGCTTTTCCAAGAACACGGGTATTGGCAGTTGCTGCTGCCATTGTGTATCGATAGTACTCACGAAGAGATAATTTATTTTTTTCTAAGGCAGAAGTAAATGCAAGTGTACTTCCTGCTACCTTAACTTGACTTGCAGAAAACTTTCCTGTAGCACCAATAGATTGTAGTAGTTGAGCGTTTAAACCTTTTTGTGCATTTGCAGCAGCCAGGTCGCCCTCAGCAAGTGATTGATGAAACCTGCTGAGGCCTGCCTGAAGTAAACGAAGTTGTGCAAGGGCGGCATCTGTATTAAAATTAATATTAATATTAGAGTTTACATCTGCCATATTCTATGTGCCCCTTTTATTTATTTGTTTAGCGAATTAAGCAATGCTCCAGCATCAGAGTTTTGGAGGCCTGATGCCACATCGATAATTTGATATACAGTTGGAAGGTCTAGAAGATCTTCTAGCGCTTCTCTGTCTTCTGCCAATTCTGGCTTGAATTGCTTTAGTGCAATCTGTGCACAATCAATAAGAATATCCATTGACTTATCATTATCGTCTGATGCCTCTTGTAGCAAAGCAAACTTAGCCATAAAAGGTCTAAGTAGTGATAACTTAAGTGGTCTTACTGAAAGTTCTGTACCGTCCATTAGTGTGATGGTCTTGCCGTCTGTAGTTTTTGTTGTTGAAGGCTTGTCAGCCATAGTCTTCCTCCTTATAGGTTAACAGTTAATTATACCACGCTAGGGCTAGTTTTTGCTTGTCCTCCGCTAAACACTCTAGCCTTCATTTCTTCCCAAGCATCTTGCTTACCACTTGATTTATCTAAATCAACACCTTGCATTGCAGCAAGAAACTTCTTGTTAGAATAATCAAGGTCTCTCTTAACCTTAAGAGTAGCCATAATCTCTGGCATTGACATAGATGATTCTAGTTCGTCATAATCTTTCCAGATTCCCAGCAAAAAAACCTCTGACTCTATCTCTGCTAAATCTAGTTCATCCCAGGTAGATCCACTCTCTTTTGCTTGTTCTTTTACTGGCTCTTCAGATTTTTCATTTATCTTAATTCCTGCTGAATAATCTAAAAGTTTATATATTGTAGGCATATCAATATTATCTTCTAACTGCTCTTGAGTTTTTATTTTTGGAAAATACTGTCTCATTGTTATTGTTGCACATTTACACAAAGCATCGATTGCCTCAATATCATTTGTTGCTGTTTTTACATTTTCAAACTCTTCTAAAAATAACTTTAAATATTTTATTTTTAATGGCGTTATATACAGTTCTGTTCCATCAAAGAGTTCTATAATTGAGGTTTTGTATATTTCTGTAGGCATTATATAAGTATACCAAACAGAAAGGCCCAACCCCGAAGGATTGAGCCTCTCCTATATTAAGTTGTATTATGCTGCTGGGATAGTGCGGTCTACGATCTTACCGTATGATGCATCATCATTTGGAAGAAGACGGAATGATACTTCGAACATTGTCGCTTCATCTCTCTTTGCAGATACTGTTACGCTTTCGATTGAAAGTGCACGGTATGCTACATAGACTCTTTCGAGTTCATCTGATGCTGCACACTCGCCAGTTCCTGGACCAACTGCAACCAAACCACGTTCGACTGGGCATTCGCCAATGTCTCCTGCTGAAAGATTAAGTGTTGGGTTTCCTGAAACTGTGCTTAGATCTGCATCCTTGCCTGCGAGAGCAAAGAGAAGATTCTCTAGTGTTGATTCTGCGAATGTAGTATTTAGGTTTACCTGCATGCCTTGCTTGAACAACTTAGCAACGTCAAGTACCTGGTCTACTGCTACTTCGCCGAAATCTGGCTGGAACTGAATTTCCAAACCATTCATTGTGTATCCAACATTGCGGAAGTCTGCATCATCTGACAAAGTTGCCTTGTATGATGTTCCTGCTACATATGCTGGAAGTGCTGAATCTGTGAGTACGCCTGCTTCATGTGTGAAGAGGGCTGCTGCTCCAACAATAATATTGTTGCTGCTACCACGTGTATATGCCATTTATTTCACCTCTTTATTTTCTTATGGATTAAAGGGGCTTGTTTCCTCAAGATTAATTATAACACCCCTTTTAAGAAGATGAAATTGTAGTATCTTGGTGGTATTCAAAGTCTATGATTATCTTGTTCCCGCCATAGGTACGGGCTGTGCCAAAGTCAATAATGTCTCTTACCTCTTCAAGTTGATATACTCTGAATCTATGGAAGAAGAACTTGCAGTCCATACCATCGATCTGTCCCTTGGCTTTTGCCCACTTGTTAATTTCTTCGCCTGTTTCATCTTCTCTATCCATTAAGCGAAGAACCTTTTCTTGGACCTGAACCATATTCTCTATAACATTGTCCTGTGTAGCATAAAAATAATAAAGCAATTGTTCTTGCTTGATATGTGGGAATGGAGATCTACGCATACGAACAAGTCTGTCCCAAGTTGCCATAACTCCAGCATAGGCAAGTCTTTGTGGCTCTAGAGTGCTTGATGGTGTAATAGTAATCCAACTCTCAGTTAATTCATCAATAGTTGCTGGACGTGATGGAAAGAAGGGCACTCCTATGCCTGTATCTAAACCAATACTTTCTTTTAAGTATTCATTAATCCAGAGAACTGGAGTATTAAATGTTGATGTTGATTCTGCCATTATGCAATCCTCCCTGCATTAGCAACCCATTGGTATCCAGTCTTTATTCCTAAAGATCTTCCGCCTCTTTTTGCTGCTGATATGTTTTTCTTATAAACCTTTGGAGAGTTAAAATACTGTAAAAGTCCGCTTGAGTTTAAGAATGATTGTCTAAAGTAAACTCCAAAGAAGTTGCTAATCACTTTATCAAACTGACCCTGTGTTTGTCCACCAGGATTGTCTACACGAACCTCTTGTGAAGTATAAACTTCTTGTCCATCTATTTCAAATCTAAGAACGCTTGCTCTTTTTGGTTTAATAGTAACCCCGACTCCTTGCTCCATAATAGTTGCTTTATTATAAAACGGTACATTAGATCCTTGCTTAATAGAAGAAGACTGTTTCAAAGATGATGTAAAGGTTATTCCTGCGCTGCTTATGGTGTAGTCAATATCAAATAATCTTGCTGATGGACTTCCAACCTTTTCCCATTCATAAACGTGGTGAAGTAGTTCTGGAGACATTTTAGCATTTGCATCAATGAACTGTGAAGCCATCTCAGATATTTTTGGTGCAAGAGACATATACAGTTCTGCCTTGCCTTTTTGTACGCCCTCTAAAAATCCAGTTGAATAATTTACAATATTGTTTATTTCTTTTTGAAACTGTCTGCTATCCATAACAACTTTAAGCATTATAAGTCTCCTGACTGATTCTCAGATCTACGAACTACAAGGTTGTAATATTCTATTCCACCAAATGGGCCTACGTATGGTTCTTGTGTAGCAATTTCAAATATGGTAGATTTGCCTGCACGTGGACCAGAGGTTTCTGTGTATATAGGGTTACAGTTTTTATCTCTAACATTTGTCAAGATAACATTTGTTATTGAGTGAGGAGAATCTAAACTTGAAATTCTAACATCTGTTTTTGCTCTGCCAATAAGGACCGTTTTTTGTGTAATGTTTACATTTGGCTTAACTTCTTCATTGTTAGCATTGCCTGCTGCACTAAAATTAACAGCAATAGTTTTATCTAAAATCCACGTCTTTTTAACATTGCCATAAGTTCCTTGGTCAACGATTGGATAATAAACATCTGCTTGCATTGGGAAAATAAAATCTGGCTCTTCGCATATCATTAAATTATCCCTGGCTTAACGATAGTCTTAACATACTTATCAAGTATCTTATCAACTAAAAAATTTCCTGTTCCGCTAAGCATTGCCTTGTCAAATTGAATTCTAAACTGATCCGTATTGTATGCAGTAACATATCTCTTATAGTAGTCTAGTTTTCCACATTTTAGATCTTCAATTAATAACTTTGTTGCATATTCAACATCATCAGGTACAGTTATGTATCCGTGATCTACTACAACTGTGTAGTCATACCCTGCTGGGAATGCTATTCCATTGTATCCATAGTAACCAAGATCTCCACTCGCAACTGGAAGATTCTGTGCAGTTGACTCGTATCGATTTAAATCTCCATCTTGTACTCTTTGAATAGCAGTTTTATCTGATGTAATGATATACTGAAATTCATACAGATCTGGATTAGATCTATCATAAACTAAAACGTTATTTTCGTAAACCTTAAATATTCTATAAACCTTTTCCCATAAAGGTAGGTAGTCTCCCCCATTGCCAGTTCCAAGTATTGTAATCTTTTTATTATAAAATCCTTCTGGCACAAATGTGTCTATCATTGATCTTGCAACTAATTCTAAAATTTTATATTCAGCAATCTCTGATGCTGTTGTTCCTAATGTGTTTGGGTCTACATATGGTCTTGTTAGTTCATAATACTCTTCGTGAATTAATTCTTCTACCTCGTCAACTGTAAATATTTCAACTCTATAGTGATTATCATATCTTCCAGGAAGTTCAATATTAATATTATCTCCTGTTGACGATTCTAAAAATTCTAAAGTTTGTACTGAAAGGTCCGCCATATCGGTTACTCTTGCATAGATATCTGCATCGCTGTATCCAGAAGGAACAACAAAGTTTACTATGATGTCATCGTATGGCGGAACTCTCAATATCTCCATCGCTTACTTTCCAAATTCCTTTGCAACTTCTTCTGGTGTTGCTATACGGATGTGAGAACGAGTAAGCCATTTTTCAGCAGCATCCTTTTCAACAATGTTATAGCCACGGTAAACCTTGCCTACCTCTGACCAAGTAACATTCTTTGTTGAATAAATTGCAACAGTTTCAGCCTTTGTTGCAGGCTTTGCAGCCTTCTTCTTTTCAGGTGATCTTGGTGCCTTTGTTGCTCCAATTACTCCTTCTGCTACAGATCCAAGTGCCTGAACTTCTTCAGGTGCCTGGTATGATGGTGCTTCAACGACTGCCTGGGCAGCCTCTTCTACAACTGGAGCCTCAACAACATCTTCGACATGTGGTGCCTCTACAACAGGCTCTTCTGCAACTGGTGCTTCAAAAACTGGTGCTTCATTTGTTGTTTCTTCTACAATTGGATTTTCATTAATGTTTTCCATAATTCCTCCTTGTTAGTATTATATCATTATAAGTAATAAGGGGAGCAGGAGAACTAACTCCTACTCCCCCTAAAATGTACTGTTTACAGATTATGCATCTGATGCAGCGTCAGCGAATGCGATTGCATCCTGCTCTTCCCACTGAATACCGAAGCGAACGAAGACTGTATATTCTACAGTGTCCTTCTTTGGCTTGTATTCACGGTTTACTGTGATGTCACGCTGGAATCCCCATACACGGTTCTGTGGGAATGTCAAGTCGACATATCCTGCAGGGTAGTATGGAACTTCCTGTACGTCAATTCCTAGAACACGTGTTGTACGTGCTCCGCCGAATGTCTGTGCTCCACCGTCAAGGTATGCTTGACGATTTGTTGGAGTACCGCCAGCACGTGAAGCAAATGCTTCAGCAACTGCGTCTGCTAGTGTACCGTTATTCTTAACGATACCCTGGAATGCGTCTGTACCAGCATAGAACTTCAAGTTAGACTTGATAGCACGATACTTACGTGGCATTGCTAGGATGATGTTCTGCATTACATCTGTTGTCCAGGCGTTATTAGCGACTGTTACAACTGACTCATGAGCATCTCCGTCAGTCTTTACACGGTTTACGAAACCGTTCATGATTGACAAGAAGTTTCCTGTTGCGCCATCTCCGTTGATTGCAAGGTCTTCGATATCATTACCGAAAGCGTTTGTCATCAAGCGTACGATGTGATCTTCTAGTGCTGCACCTTCGATGTTATCTTCTAGTGCTTCTGCAGATACTTCCCAGTCAAGACGAATCTTCTTTGTAGTCAATT